AAGCGCACCTCTGCTTCTGTTTTTACGGACATCCTGTATGCAGATGCGGCCGCTAGTGCACCGTGCGTTTGTATTCCAACTAACCCTTTTTTAAGGGGTATTCCGAAATCAATCTTGTACTGCTCGGCAGACATTAAATGCACGTGATTTACGTGTTGCTGCAACCCCCGAAAATCGTGTCCGCATACGAGACATGTCAATTTATGGTTGTCAAAGTACGCATCTACCTCTGCCATAGACGTGAACAATGTCTTTTTCGGAAACCCCTCTTTAGGCACCGCTATGCTCTTTATGCGATATGACATTTCTGCACGTTCTACCCGGCAGGTGCAACACAAGACGCTACGACTACGCGGGTGTTTCCAGCACGCTGTTCCGCATTTCTCGCAGGCAGCATACGTCGCGCCGGGCACGTTCTGTTTTTCTGCGCATTTATCCATCCGCCGCGCATGGGCTGCGGCCATCAGTAGCACCCTGCTGTTTTTCATGTGTTGATCTCCAGTTCTTCGTCAAACATCTGTGTAAGGATGGCGTGGTCTGTCACCCGTGCGTTCATTGCGGAAAACATCTTCTTCTCGATCGGGCTACTCTGGATGTGCACCACAGTAACTTTGTCGGATGTCTGCCCCTTGCGGTCGGCCCGGGCGATACACTGTGTATACAGTTCCACGCTCATCAGCGGCCCGAAAAACACGACGGTATCCGCAGCAGTTAGGGTAATCCCGTGTGCCGTGGCCTGTGGCTGCATCAGCATGACATCTGGGCCTACGCCTTTACTACGCAGCGTCTGCATCGTGTCTTGTGCTGCCGGGTCGCTGAACAAACCTTCAGGAACAAGCGACGCTTGAAACTGACTGATCAACTCCCCACGCTTGCTTGCCGGTATACCACCGTGAATCACCCCAACTTTGTAGCCATGCTTGGTCAGGAAGGTTTCGATCGCGTCGATGCTAGAGCGGTACGTCGCAAAGATCAGTACCTTGCGCCCCGTCTCCTCCAGAATCTCCAGCAGCAGGTTCATGCGCGGCGTAGCGTCGAACTCGACCACCTCACCGTCCTCGGAATACACACCACCAGCGCTGACCTGCAGCAGCTTGTTCACCAGCGCGGCCTTGTTGACTGCACTGATAACCTGACCGGCGGCCATCACCAGCATGTCGTCCTTGAGACGCTTGTAGTACTTCTCCTGCATCGGGGTCATCGCTACTTCGCGTGTCGTCTTGAGTACTGGCGGCAGGTCGATACAGTCTTTCTTGGCGAAACGTATCGCTGGCTGCAGCGCATCGAACACCAGTTCTTTGGCGTTGTGCTTCGGTGCCCACTTGAACGTGCTGATCTTGTTCATCACCTTGTCACGCCACGCTGTCATGTAGTTCGGCACACCACTGGGGTTCACCAGCTTGGCCAGACCGTAGGCATTGACCGGCGACTGCGCTGCCGGGGTGCCTGTCATCATCCACAAGAACGTGTCCGGGCGAATGATCTTGGCCAGCGACTTCCAGCGCTTCGTGCTTGGCAGCGCGTACGCGTTCGCCTCGTCCACGATGACCAGATCGAACCTGCCGTCAGCGGCGATCTCGTCGGCCACCAAATTCAGCCCGTCGTAGTTGATGATCACGAACTCGTAGTTGTCCTGAATCATCTCGATACGGCGTGATGCCTTGGAGTGGTGCGCGATGATGGCGCTGCGGTGAATGATAGAGTTTGTGATGTCCCCCATCCACGCGCTCTGCATGATCGACAACGGGCAGATCACAAGACACCTGCGCACTTCACCCCGTTGCATAAGGTAGTCTGCGGCCCACAGTGATGCGATTGTCTTGGCCGTACCCGGATCGTTGAAGCAGAACGCTCTGCGGTGCAGCGTGAGGAACGCTGCTGTTGTGCGCTGGTGTGCCATCGGTGTGTACCGACCCGGCCACGTGTACTTGCGCTCGATGGGGGATGGCACGTTCTTGACACCGAGGTTTTTCAACACCCGTGCCTCGTCAAGCCCCCAGTACACCGTCACTTCGTATCCCCCCGGCACCGGCTGTACGTGGTGCTTCGGAATGATCTTGAATTTCTCGGGATTGCGCGTGCGAATACGCAGCGCTTTGTTCTCCACAATCTCCATAAGTTCTCCAGTTGATGCAAAGCAGATCGCAGCGAGGGCCGTGTTTTGCACGACTGTCGCTGTATCCGAGGTAGCAGTGTAACGCGCTTCCCAAGCGCGTGGGTTTATTTAGACGTTGGTACTTTGTAGCCGCTTGCTTTACGCCAGCCGCGATTTTTCTTGGCGCTCTCCACCTTCAAGTTCGTAGGTGAAGTCGAGCCACCGTTATCCAGCGCACGGATGTGGGCGACGTCTTTACCGTCCCCCTTCTTGACCTTTCCCGCACGCATCATCTGTGCACGGGCTAGGTTGTTGTCTTCGCGCCGGTTGACCATCTCGGGTCTGGCGTTGTACGCTTTCTGATAGGCCAACTTGGCCGGGCTTGACTTGGGCATCACTTTCTCCTTCCGTTGAACTCACACCCGACACACTCGCAGTATTGGCGACAGAGGCCGGACTGTTTCGGGTTCCAAACACCATGATAATGCGCGGCGTCCAAACGCGCAATACGCTCACGCCAGCGCCACCACAGTTCATGCTCCTGATCCCGGCGTACACGGTGTTTTGTGACCGTATTCTTCAGGACGAACAACAGGCCCGAGGTGACCAGCCGAACGTGCGGGAAGTGCTTGAACACCAGCAGAGACATAAGCATAAGCTGATCTGTATCCGGGTACTTGTTGCCGCCAGTTTTGTAGTCGAACACACGCGCTGTAAGGTTCTCGTCATCCACGATGACCAGATCGGCGATGCCCCGGCACCAGTACGCTGGGTCTTTGAAGTCGCAGGGGGACAAGTCCTCCTTGACAGCCATCTCCAACTCCGGGAACTTGCGCCCGGGCATGGCGTTCAACTCGTCCACGATCGGCTGCATGAACTTGAACGCCTCGTCCAGCGGCCGTCCGTCCTTGATGAAGAGTTCAGCCTGCTCGTGCACCTGCGTGCCGTAGAGCGTGGCTTCCGTCTCCTCGCGGGGGTACAGTTTGAGTACCTGCGTTTCGTAGAACTTGCGTGGGCAAGTCTCGAACGACTTGACTTTGGAGTAGCTGTGCTGTGCCATCAGAACTCCGCAGTCTCGATGACTTGGTTCAGCTTCTTGCTGAACGCTGTCACAAACGCCTCGTCGCTGTACAGCGGGTGACCCATGTCGTACAGGATGCAGTGCGTCACCTCATGCCAGAACGTCGTGTTGATGCCCTTCGGGCCGGTGACCGGGCGCGGTGCGTTATCGAAGCGTGTACGGATGTGCATCACGCCAAGATCGACCCATGTCTTACCCCACGTGTTCTTTGTCATAGACGGCTTGAGATGCACGGTGTAGTGCATCGTGCCGACCTTGAATGTTTTAGGTATATCCATGTCGTTCCTTTCGTTGTTAATTCTTTGCTTCACCATAGCGCCGGGCAAAACCACCATCAGCCGCAAGGGGGATGCCGGGCATCCACTTCGGTACGATAGTCATCTGACCCAACACCCACTTGTAACCTTCGGCAGCTTCGGCTTCCGGCGCAAGACATAGCAATTCGTCGTGAACCGTGCCCTTTACAGGGAACCGTTTGTCCACGCGAACCATTCCTTCGGCCATGACGTTACGCGCAGAACCCTGCGTTACGTTGTTACAAATCTTTCCGGGGTACAGTTTAACCCGCTTCTTGCCGTCCCAGTATGAATACTGTGCACGCCCCTTGTCGTCCGGCGTACGCTGCAGGTCAGGGTAGCGCAGGGCCATGCCGTTGGCCATGATGATCTCCTCCTTGCGGAACAGCAGCATGTCCTTGTGGTTGTACTCTGCGCCTCCGTACAGTGCGCTCTCAAGAAGGTTGCCCAGCAGTTCCCAGAAACTCGCTACAGGGTACGCAGCGGCACGGTACTTCTCGATGATGGCCTTGGCCGCGAGGCAGTGAATCAGCAGTTCCTGATCTGTGCATGTGTGAGGGATCAGCATCATCTTCTCGATGTAGTCCTTGCGGTCCATGAAGTCCTGTACATCCTGCGCAGTCACGCCCAACTGCTTGGCATCGGCCTTGTTGTACCGCACCGGTGGAGCACCAAGGAAGCCAGTCAGAAGCTGCCCTGCGAAGCTGGCCCAGCCAAGCTGGTACCCTGCCCCCAGCAACGCTGATTTGGCGCTCTGGCGCAGCAGCGGGTGGCTCTCCTTGGTCATGCCGGGGATACTGAACATCTGACTACCGAACGTGGCGTAGGGGTCGCCGCCTGCCTTGAAGATGTCCAGCATGTCGATGTAGTCCGACATCCACGCCAGAACACGCGGTTCGATCTGCGACAAGTCACCGGCAATAACCATGTACCCTTCGGGGGCCATGATGGACTTGCGCAGGAACGATCCGCGCTTCATGTTCTGCAGGTTGATGTTCGATCCCTTGGACGCTGACCAGCGGCCCGTGGCGGCACCGTAGTACGACAGCGGCACCGGCAGGGTGCCTCGATTCGCGATGTCGATAAAGCGCTGTGCGCGGGTACGCTCCAGCGTGGACTTGACTTTGAGCCGGGCTTCGCAGATCAGCGCCACGTCTTCGTTGTCGCCGTTGATCAGTGCTTGGAACAGCGCGTCGTTCTTGGCGAACGCATACGCTTCCTTGCCAGTTGTTTTGCTGATCTTTGTCGGCGGCTCCTGCCCAAGCCTGCGCAGCACCTCGGCGAACATGTCGTTACTGGCAAGCTCTGCCTGATCCACACCCGACCGCTGCAGCGCGTCGGCCAGCTTGGCTTCTTCCTCGATCAGCGCTTTCTCCAGCATGGGGATATCCAGCGTGAACCGGGAGTCGGTGTACATGCGTGTCGTGATGTCGATCAGCTTGAGTTCACGAACAGGGAACGGGCCTGCCGCGACACCCGTCTTGGCATCCACACGCTGCATCAGTAGCTCGAAGATACGTTCGCACAGGAACACGTCATGGACGCAGTAGTTCGCCAGTTCTTCCTCGATATCGGGCGTGATCTCCAGCAACCCTTCGGTGCTGTACACGGCTTCGCCCTTGGGCGGCAGGTTGAAAGCCTTGGCCAGTTCAGCCAGCGAGTTGCCGCCGTGTACCCCGCGCAGTGATCGCGCCATCGACAGCGTGTCGAACAGGAACACCGGCTTGACCCCGTAGACCATGGACAGAATGGACGCATCGAACTGCGTGTTGTGGCACAGCACGGCTGTCTGGCTCCAGTCCCACGTCTTGAGTATTCGGGGCAGCTCATCGAAGCGGTACCACTGCGTAACAGCGGTCGAACCTACCTCGTGGATACACGCGCCGAAGGCTTTGAACAAGGGGCTGCGTATGTACTCCTCGGTCGTCATGCGTGACAACGTGTACGGGTCAGCGCACCAGTCAGTAGGTCGGCGGCTCCAGCGTGTCTCGAAGTCGATGCAAAGGATGCGCTTGAATGGTTGGCTCATTGGGGGATCATCCCTTCGGGTGTACCAAACAGGTTGGCGTAGACAGCAGGGGCCGCCTGCAGCATACCGGTAGCCGCACCTATTTCGCCGAGCATGTGTACGCTCATTGACCCTTCGCCGTTTTTGTCGAAGAACAACACGCCTGCGCCGTTGTCGCTAAGAATCGTGTCAACCACGTCTGCCAAGATCATGGAGATCGTCTCCTTATCCTCGTCGCTGGCCGTCATCAGTTGTGCCTGTATGTGCGCAGCACGGTCTTTCTGCGCTTGTGTTGCTTCTTTGGTCATCGTGGTTCTTTCAGTTTTTGAATAAGCTCGTGGAGGGCAGCAAGCCCATCCTCCCGTACAACAACGGCGTAGCCGCCGGAGTCGCGTATGTGCTGCATCTCCCGCTCCTGCAGCGCAGTCACCTGCCCCTTACCTGCCTTGGTTTCGATGCCAAGAAACGTGCCGTGCACGCTGCAGATAAAGTCAGGGATACCGTGGCGGCCCATGCCGTTACTCACCGGCATGAAGTAGTAGACACCCTCTGCCACGAGAAGACGTTTGACTGCGGTCTTTACCGCGCCTTCGGGCGTCATGTCTTCTCCTGCAGCCGGGCTTCGGCCTTCAGTGCAGCGTACGCCACGCAGTCTTCGAGGCTGTCTACGTGAGGTGCCTTGGTCTGTCGATCACGCACGTCCTTGAGAATCTGCAGCAGTAGCCACCCCTCGGATTCGGACAGGTCGCGGCCGGTGACGAGATTGAACGCAGCCACGGTGCGCCCCATCGAGCGCTCCCCTTCGGGCTTGTCGTACTGTTTGCCGCGCTGCTCCATGATGGTCGCGGCCTTGTTCAGTATTTGTGGGGCGGTTACTTTCATAGCATGTCGTCCGGGTCGCGGTTGGTGGATTTCAAAGACGCGTTGAGCATATCGATACGCTGGGCAGCGGCATCCAAACGGTTCGCCAGCATACGTTCAAGGGGCGTGGCATCCGGCGTGTTGTCCACGTGGCGCACGAGTTCATGATCTGTCAGGTTGTCCAGTACCATTTCGTTTCTCCGTTGTTAATGTTTTAACATTGTATACCCTTTTCATGCGGCACTCCAGTCCGGTGGAACTTTTGGCAGCGGTGCCCAGTGGGTAAAAAATTTATCGCCGTGATAAACACCGTAGGTAGCCACGCCACCCTTACCGAGTAGCTGCACCTTCACCCCTCGGGGGCAGTCGGCAATGGGCTTCCAGTAGTAGTCTTGATCCACCGCTGCGGCTTTGTCTGTTGTGACTTTGATGTTCATGTAAGTTGCCCTTTCGTAGTTCCTTCGATACCCTTTATTGTCAGCGTGTCGCCCGGCCCGAGATTGGCTGATACCCCGATTAACTGCACAGGGCTATCATCGAGGCAAAAGGATACAGTCAGCGTAGCTCCTGACAGCGAACGCTCTATGCGTATTGCGTTAAACGGTATGTCTATATCGAGGTCAGCGCTCATTTCAGCACCTCCTTTAGTGCGGCAATGGCTGCGTCTTCCAATGGTGGCTGATACTTTGTTCCACCCTCACCGTTACGCACCTTCTTGCCATTGATAAGCGCATCAAACGCCAGTCGTGCAGCAGCTTGGAGCTTGCTGTAATCCTCGCCAAGTTTGATATGCTGCTTGACCACATCATCAAGTACAGAGGTGTCACCATCAGCCTCCAGCATGTCAGCGACCTCATCAAGTCCTGTTAGACGAAGCCGCTTAACCCATGTGGCTCGGGCAATCAACTCAGTGCGGGTCATTTCTTTTCTCCCTTGATTCCGTGGGCTTGCTCAATGGCTCGTGCGAAAGGCTTGTAATCCATATGCTCAAGGCCGTACCATTCGGCAAGTTCTTCAATTTGTTTATCGGGTAGCGGCTGCTGCGCTTGCTCTACCAGCCTGTCTACCAATGCAACATCAAGGGGTGATGGCTGCGCTGGTGCTGTTGGTGGGTTGGTATAAACAGGAGTATCTCTGTCGTCTAGACGGGTATTTTGAAAGTTACCTATTGAGTCTATGTAGCCAACAGGCTCCACTTTCCCAGCCTGCTCGATGGCTTGGCGCAGTTCACGAATCTCATCGTCTTTTGCCTCAACTGATCCAATGCCTGTTTCTGCTTGGCGTTGTTGCCATGTTTTAATTTGGTTCATTTCACGCCTACCCTTCGCACCGTCGCCATAGCCATCACCGCATCAATCGTCATTCGCATGTCAATGGGCAGCTTAATCAGATCACCATCAGACGCCGCTTTGATGTTGTTCAAAACTTCAATTGCCTTGCGTTCTAGCAGTGTTAACTCCAGCTTCGGATAACCTGCTGGGTCTAACTCCACCTGTTCACTCAATGGTGGCTTTGGGCATTTACCGCTATATCCGTGGTAATTAAACATTTCTTCACCGGGTGGCATTGGTTCGCCACAAAGTTTGCATAAGCTCATTTCAATTGCTCCTGTATTGCGGTGATGGCTGCATCTGTGATGTTCATTTTGATTCCTCTTGTTTCTCAGTGACTTGCCACCATGCGCTCACTGCCGCGATCAACTGTTCTTTGCTTACTCCGTGATCTTGAATAAATTTAAGGATTAAGGCTAACTGTTCGTTACTCATGTAATACCTCCAGTATTGCGCGGACTGCTTGGCGCTGCGCCTCGTATGCGTTGGGCGTAGAGACCACATCTTCTTGCATCACATTCAAAGCCTCCAGCGCCTGCTCAAGCACACGGCGCTGTGCATCACGTTCTCTACGCGCTGCAATCAACTCGCCACCAATCCCGTGACGGCGTTCAAGCTCCGCATCACGCTCTGCCAGCGCAGCACGGAGGTCGTCAATCTCATCTTCTTTTGCCTGTATTGATCCAATACCTGTTTCTGCTTGGCGTTGTTGCCATGTCTTAATTTGGTTCATGATTTGCTCCTTTAAGTGCTGCACGGACTGCGTCAGCAGCCCTGACGTTCGCGCTATGCTTTGCGGCTCCGCCCTCTGATGCGCTTGTGACAGGGATAAAAGGCACGATGCCTTCCAGCGCATCCCGCAGCGTCTTGTTCTCAGCCTTGAGTTCAGCAATCTCTACCCCTTGCCGCATCAGTGCGTGCAGGTCAGATTCATTGGTGTCTTTTTCAAGCTGGGTTTGATAGACCTGCAAGCCATCCCGCAGCGTCTTGACCTCTGCTGCCAGCCGTTTGTTGTCTTCCCGCAGCTCGTCACATTCAAAATTCCATTTATCAGCCAGCTTGCTGAGTGCATCACGCTCTGCTTCAAGAAGTTTGCATAAATCAAACGGCTGGTTTTGACCATGAACGCTGCTGTCTAGCTTGTACTTCAGTGCATCACGCTCCTGCACCAGTTGTTCGATAGCGGCTTGAAGTGCTGTTTTGCTGTAGCTGTAGTCGCTTGTGGCAAGTCGCCAAGTGTCAGCCAGCGACATGATCTGTTCAGTTGTTTTCATTTCCCGTCCTTCGTAGCCAGCCCCTGCCAGCGTTTGTTTTGACTGGCTTTATGTTTGTAATTGCCTTTATTCTTGCGTGCGTTCTCATAGAACCAATACGCATAACCCCACCCCGTACCTGTCCAGTACGCCCAGTAATCTAACTTGCCGTTAGGCGTCAAGGCCACTTTGTAAACACCCCGATGCACTGGCTTGATGTGCGCGGGGAATATGTTTGTGAGTTTCATGTGTTCTCCTTTAATGCTCTGATTGCAGTAGCACATTCGATAGCGACCCCAAGCACTACATTGCTTGGCTTATTTGCGATGCCAATACACACCACAGCAGCGCGTTCAAGCGTTCGGCGCTCGACTTCGTTACAGAGCATGACTATGCGTTCTTCGGCGCTGTTAGTCCATGGTGGTGACATATAAATTTCGTCTGCGATCTCAATGGCTTCTTCTCTCTTCATGTCAGTCCTTTGACGGCTTTGGGCCTTTGGTGATTACGACATTCGGTATGGCGCGGTACTGCTTCAGGCCGACCACACGGCTCTCTGCTCTACCTTGTTCGCACATGGCAGTCAACGCACTACTGCACGTTACCTTGGTCATCTTGAACCGCTCGTGCGGTATCTCGCGCAGGTACAGCCAGCCCTTCTGATTCACAAGCCAGCGGTAGAGGTGTTCACGGTTTGTCATTCAATTCCCCGTACCGTGAATAACTGCCAAAGCAATCGCCTTCTCTGGCGTGTCTGCAATTTGGTCGCCTTTACCAAATAAAAAGCAATTCCACTTACCGGCAATGCTGGCAGGGAACTTCAGTTTGTACGGGAAGGCGTGGTAATGCACAGCGATGGGCCAGATCACGGTTGGGTCACGGTAGTCGAAGCCCCTCCACCATGGGGAAGTCCAGCAACTTCTTGGTGGCTCACAGGCAACCTGAAAGCCGAACTCAACAGTCACACGCATTTGGCTTTCCTTCCAGCCGATTGCCAGCGCCAAGTCTTTACTGATTTGCATGTCATTCATAACGGTGCGTCCTCTGCGTCTTGTGGGTACTTCGGGCCTTTGCTCTTTGGCTCGGAGTACGGTGGTAGGGGTTGTGTAGGGAAGGGCCATGTTTTCATGCTGCGCCCCCTGTGGCTTTAGCGATGACGGTGAGGTAATCGTCTACCAACTTTTCGTTTTCAACAGAAGTTCCGTTAAGCGATTCGATTGTGTTTCGGGCGCGTAACAAAATTTCCAGCATCTCAGGCGCGGTGGACAGCAGCGTTGCGTTGGCGCGTTGTTCCTGCGGTGGTATCGTCATGCGCGTTGGTATGTTCGCCACGGTTGTCGAGTGGACCCCGCGCTTTCGAACAGTGATTGAAAAAGGATTTGTTTTCCAGTTGCTGTTAAACGATAAATTCCATGGTCCCGGTGTGTGTTTCGTACTCATCCCACGATCCTTTCTGCAATGTTTACCCAGAAGAACACCCAGCCAAGCAGGGCGATGATCCAACCTAATGCTTGCCAGCCCCAGTGCACTGTCTTCGTGGGGATGGGCTTACCATAGACGTTGTTGTTTCTCATACATGACTCCTAGCGTACGTTGTAGTGCCTGCGGTAACCAAGCTCTTGTACTTCTTGTGGTCGTCGCATCCCGGGCGCAGTGCCGTGGGGAAGTCACCATCACCGGTTTTGTAGTCACCCTTTGGTGTGATCGCCATACGGTTAAGCGGAGCAGCTTGGTTGGGTAGCTTGGGGCTTATGTACTTGCCGCCAGACACGACGCTCGGGTGCACCTTCTCGGTGGGCGTGATGGGGTGCAGGTGCACCGGCACACGCTTGTTTTCACGCATGGCGTTGGCTTTGTGTACGCGCCTGACTTCCTCGGCTTTGGTGCTGAGTCCAAACAGTTGCACTTTATTTTCTGCGGTTTGCTTCTTCATTACTTTCTCCTTAAATTTTGAATTGGTTCAAGATGCTCGACACGGTGTAGCGCACTTCCTCGCGCTTGTCCGGGTTGTCACGCAGGGTCATGACGGTCACGCCAGTGAGTGCTGTTTCCAGCCGCTGCTTGGCCGCCGTCATCTCGGGGTCGTTACCGATGTTGTAGTCCGACACCATGTCACACAACTCAAAGGCAGACGACACAAGGGTTTCAGTGAAACGTCTTCCCACGGGTTCACCTGTCTTCGGGTCGGTGTCGGTTGTCAGCCGGTCGGCCATGCGCTTGAGGTGGCCGATGAACTTCTCGTTGATGTCGGCCACAGCCTTGCTCACACGGGCCTGCTCGATCTTGGCCAGCCGCTCACGCAGGTCGTCCTGAATCTCGTTGACCAGATCGATACGCAGGTCACCAGCGCTGGGCACAGGCAGGTACGCACACTCCATGGAGAACTTGTGCGCGATCTCCGCTGCGTTGGGGTACTCGGCCCGGTTGAACATGTCACCGAGCGCCAGTGCCTGCGCTGTGATCAGCGTGGGGTACACGTCAACGAACGCCTGCACCATGCCGTCGAACTTCGCTTTGTAGTCCTCCATGCGTGCGTCGAACTTGGGCAAGCGGGATGCCACCAGCAGACGCTGCCCTGCGTCACTCCACGGCACCGTGTTGTCGTACACGTAGTTGCGTGCCTCCGTCACGAGCCGGGTGATCTCTTCGAGTTCAGGACGGCCAGCCAGCAGGTTCTTGTTCACGCGTGCGGCACCCTTGGATGCAGCGCCAGAGCCGGTCACCACGTCGTCTGTCTTCTTGCGATCCAGCTTGCGTGCTGTCCACACACCGGCGTTGAACTCGCACAAGACGTAGACGGAACCGAGATTGATGTTTTTGTCGTTCATGATTTTTCCTTATTAAAAAGTAGGGTAGTCGTTGATTTGTCCGGGGTTGACAAAATGCTGCTTGATGGCAGCCAGCGCTAGGTTTCGTATGATCCACTGTTGATCGCGAATCACCGTGCCGCCGATAGAAGGCATGCGTTCCGCGATAGCACGAGTCACTTCTTCAGCTACGATCTTTCGGATCATGTCGTGAATCTCTAGACGCAGCGCTGCGTCCTCGTCTCCCGCAACCATTGCAGCCAGTACTGCAGTCTCCGCTGGAGTAACAGCCATCTACCCCGCCCTCCGTTGATTAAGCACTTCCATGTAGGTGTCTGCGAGTTTGTTCGCCTCCTTTCCGCTAAGTTCATTTGCATCAAACTGCACCATGATCGTGTCCTTGCTCCACTTGCTTTTGAACACGTACTGCCAGCGTGGGTTGGGGCCGCCAGACCCGGCCACTGCACGCTCGTATCCGTCCACCTTGGCCCCGGCCCAATCGGCAGGTAGCTCTGCGCCGTTCGTGTAGAACGTGCCGAGTTCGTACTCCTTGTCCGGTCTAGGTGCGGCGATTTGCGAGGCCTGCACAAACTGCTGCGCGATCTGGTTCTGCATCTTGTGGTAGTCCTGCGCCTGCAGCGCACTACCGTAATGCCCCCCGATACCTACAGCGTTAGTGAGCGCGTTGCCCAGACCCAATGACGTACCTAAATCTTCCACACCCATGTTGAACTCCTTTTCACGTTTGTAATACAAGTCTTTGATCATTTCAGCGGTTGCGCTGTCGCCTCTTACCCATGCGTCGTTGTACTCGCGCTCACAGTCTTCACGAAAGCGTGCCAGCACTGCTTTTTGTGTCATCGCCATCACTCGACCCTCCGTGTGTTCAGCAACATCATGTACGTATCCGCTGCGTTGGAGATTTCCTCGTCCGTCAGCGGCAGCGCAAGTTTCAGGGAAAAGATCGGCAGCTTGGCCGATGTGCTGGTCATGTCCACGTAGAACCTAACCAGCGCTGTCCTGTCCCACAGCGTTTTGCGTACCGTGTAGCCGGTGATCTCCCGGCCATGCCACGGTTTACTTATGTCCCACGGGTCGGGGGTACCCGACAACCGCGTTACCACCCCGTCCACCTTGGGGTTGAGCGAACCTCCGGTCTGCTCAAGCGCCTGTGCCATAAGTTCGGATGCCGGTACATGTTTCCCGTACCGCTTAGGCAGCCACGTACCCAAGTTCATACCTCCTCGATGTGCAGCACCTTGCCGCGCACCGGCCTGAACTTACTGTTACCGACAATACCCCAGAGTACGTGCCCCGGAACCACCTCGTACTGCGACTCGATGTATCCATCGCTTATGTAAATAGTGGCCTTGGGCTTGATGCGTTTCTCCTTGACGTACTGCGCCACGCACGACACCGTGGTACCCCCGCCGCCCTTGGGCTTGACCAGCTTGGCGATCTTGTCGTAGTCGCGCTCGGTGAACACCTGATCTCCGGCAACGTGCGTGTCCCACCAGAGTACGCGCAAACTCTTGGGCTTGAGGTTCTGCGCGATGTTGGCAATCTCACCGAAGATCAGCGGCAGTATGTGGCCCATGCTGCCCGATGTATCACACGCCACCAGTATCTCCCCGGCCTTGACAGAGAAGCGTGATGGCAGCAGCACGTCGAGCGGCAGCAGCCTGCGGTTGGGGGGACTGTAGCGAGACTGATCATCGCCCTCGCAGTTCTCCTTCATGAAGCGCTTGAGCGGCCCGCGCCAGTCGGTGTGCTGCTCACGGAAACCAGACAGCGGCTGTGTACCCTTACCCTCGGCTGAACGCATCTGTTGCTGCAGTATCTCGCCATGCCGCACAGCGTCCTCGATACGCTCCTTCACGTCCGCAAGCTGTTCGGCAGTGACACCCTCGGTACCATCCTCGTCGTCTTCACCGTTGGCGATGACCATCTGGATGTGCTTGTCCATGGGCTGACCCTTGCCGTTGCCCTTGCCCTGCCCCTGCTGCGGGTCGGACTGCCCGTTCTTCAACAGGTCGCGCATGACTTCCAGCACGCCCATGTCTGCGTACTTGGCGTCGATCAGTGGCGGTATCTTGGTCGGTCGCTCCAAGAACTTGTCCTGACCGTCGTCCATGGACTCCAGCATCCAGTTCACCACGTAGTCCACCGCTTGCGCGAACTCCTGTGGGTACTTGTCAGCGTAAGCCTTGTACTCGCTGCAGTGATGCAGGATTTTGTGGCCGTTCTCATGGCCCACCAGATAACGCAGTTGCTTGCGTGACATGTCTTGTATGAACTCGCGCCCATAGTACACGTCAACGCCATTGGTACCGGCAGTAGGCAGCACGTCAACCACCTCCACCTTACCGATCTGCGTGACACCCCCGAGGATGCAGAAGTTGCTGTGCCGCATGAAGTCGGTGTGTACAGCCACAAGCCGCTCCTCCAGACTCAAGTCTTTAAATGCCATTTACGTTCTCCTAGTTAATTTCGGCGGTGCCTTTGTCGCTATCGGCAACCGTAGCTTGTAGTCCCGCTCGATGCGGGTAGCCACAATGTTGAGCATGAACGTCAGTCGTTCAAACTGCTCGGACTCTGGCGTGGTGTTGGGCACCATCTCACGATACGCGCAGATGTCTACATGCCGGTCGGCCACTTTACCCCCTCTACTCCCCGCACCGAAGGGCACGCACAAGACATACACCGACAGCATAAACTGTCCCGTATTGGCTGGCCCGTATGCAGTCATCGCACGCACGTCCATCATGTTGTCACTGTTCAACAAAGGCCGGTACTTACGGCCCCCGTATACCAAACCCTTGGACATCACGCACCCAAGAACTTACGGTTGTCGGTCAGCATCGTGTTGAATGTCGTGCTGCGTGCGAACGAGGTGAGTACCTTGGAGTTGGCCACGGTGTTCACGAACAGGGACTTCATCTCTGCCTTCATGCGCTGCACGTACACGGACACTGCCTCGGCCTCTGTCTTGTCGTTGACCAGACGCATAAACTGGTGCACCTGAACGATCTGCGCTGTCGGGTTGTTGGGCAGCGGTGCAGCCTCCGGGCCAGCCACGATACGCTCGAACGTGGGCAGCCCGTCACCAAAGCGAATCATGCTCATGATGTTGGCCGCGAACGGCACACCCAGCGTACCTTCGAGCGCTGCCTGCAGGGTGTAGTCATCGACGTTGCCGCGCTGCATCACCACGTCAGACGCTGCGTGCAGTGAACGAGGCGTGACCACCTGACCCTGACTGGCATCGACCGGGTTGGCGATGTACGGATTGTGTTCGGCGATGCGCTTGTCTTGGAACTTGCCGCCGCGCTGATAGTCCATGAACGAGTCGAACACCATGGGGTACATCTCGACAGCCGCCGTGATGCTCTCGTGCAGCTTGCGCGGCACGGCGAAGCCCTGTGTCCACTCGTCCTTGGTGGGCTTGCGCATCTTCACCACGATGATACGGTTGCGCAGGTGCGCCTCCATGTGGTCACCCAAGCCCTCCTCGCTCAGATTGGTACAGCCGAACACGATGCTGCCCGCAGGGAACACGTAGTTACCCAGCCTGCGCTCAAGGATCATCGGTGCCAGCGTGTCCTTAATGAACTGCCGGGTCTTGGCGATCTCGTCCAAGCAGATGATGGCCGGGGCCGAGTCAGGCACACCAGCGTGGTTCTCGTCGCTCAGACCGAAGCGCTCGTTGGGTAACTCACGAGACACGCCATTCTCACGATCGAGGTCAGGCATCCACACAGAGCCGTCAGACAACTGAGTGCAGTCAATAGGTTGCACAGCGATGTGGTCAGCAAACTTGGGTAGCTTGCGTAGCGCATGGAACAGGGCAGTCTTGCCGATGCCGTTCTCGCCCTCCACGATTACTGTGCGCTTGTCACCGACAGCGGCGATGAGGGAAACAACTTGTGATGCAGATAAGAATTGATTCATGATAAAGATCTCCAAAGATTAAGTTAAACAGAAATGTGCAAGACTTTGCCATAAGTAGGAACGAATGACTCGTTCTCTACCACACCCCACAGAGATGGCATTGGGGTATTCGGGGTATCGCAACCAAGGTAACCATCTGTTAACCAGACGATTGCCCGAGCGTCGATCTTGTGTTCCTTGATGTAGTCGACAACAACCTCAGGAGTAGTACCGCCACCGCCCTTGGGGTTCATGAGCGAAGCGATCTGTTCGTAGTCAGCAGGCTTGAATGCTTGGTCACCGCATACACTAGTGTCCCACCACAACACACGCACACCCGCAGGCTTGGTGATGTTGCAGATGCGAGCGATCTCACCGAACAGCAGACGATAGTAAGGATACATAGAGCCCGATGTGTCAACAGCAAGTATCAACTCACCGACAGACTCGGTGAAGTGTGATGGCATAACGAAGCCCGAAGCGAGCAAGCGTTTGTTGGGAGGACAGAAGCGTGAGTTGTCATCGCCCGCAGAGATAGAACTAATCCATTCCTGCAATGCTTGCTTCCAGTCAGTCATGCGTTCCTTGGCAGTACCTAAGATGTCACGACCACCACCCTCTTTACCCGCAAGCTTACGTGCAAGTATCTCGCCTTGACGATTGGCATCGTCGACCTGTTTGATAAGCTTGTCTCGCTCGACTGGGTCGTTATCGAACTCACCATCCTCGTGTGCATCGAGGGGCTCATCGAAGTCGCCACCACCATCGTTGTCTCCCTTACCACCCGAGGGTTCTTTCTTGCCCTGCTT